TCTTTTTGGAAAATGACTAGAACCATTTTTTATAACAATCGATTTATCTTCTGGTATCTGAAAAAAATATCTAAATTTTTCAAAAGTCCAATGAGAGTTAAAAACATACCAATCGTATTCGTGGTGTCTGTCCTTGTTTCTAAAAAAATTTTGTAAGTTTGGTTGATCCCATGAATTTTTTTGCCAGAGTATATTTATCTTACTGGGATCTAGTGGCACTTTTCCTGGAATAGAAGTGCATATTTGAAACTTGTCTAATAAATCTTTTGATACATACTTTTCAAGCAATTCATGCTGTATTTCTGTGGCACCTCGGGGCTGCATTACTCTTTTGTTTTTGCACCCATAGAAACCCTAGTCACTTTGATTTCAAGATCTTGCCTAAAATCATCAGCAGTAGTATCAGTATTGGGATCAGCAACATCAGCATCAAACTCAGCTTTATCAGCATAAATTTTACCTGTTCTCTTATGTTTAATTATTTCTTTAGCTTCTGCAGGTATTTTTACTAATTCACTCATTGTTTACGTCCTTGTCTGTTGTACGGTTTATAATCTCTTTTTTCACTTTTTGAAAGACTTTTTTTGTGCCTCCTAGGACGCTTTTTAGCTTTAGGTCTAGGAACGAAATGTGTAAATTTTTGTCTAGCCATTCTCCTGTGATCTGTCTATCTGTGCATAACTTATTGCACCTTGGATTGTATTACTTCCTGTTGCTGCTTGCACCGTGATTGCATCACCTGCTTCTAAATTTAATCCTTGTGGTGTAGCATTTACTTGTGATTTTGCAGGTACATCATCTCTAAAAAATTCATACTCTGCGCTAGAGTCAGAAGAATCTACTAGATTCATGTTAACAAGAATAGCTGATGAACCATCACTATTGGAACAATATACACTTTTAACTAGACATGTTGCATCGCTAGGACATGTAAACACTGTAGTCTTACCTGTGCCTGCTTGTTTGAATCCTTGATTTTTATATTGAATAGTCATGATAAAAAATAATTAAAAGCATCCTGTTCATTTTTAAGTTCTTGTTGATAAGATGTATTTAACTTATCTTGCATTGTTCGTAAAGACTGAGTTACTTGTCTTTGGTTTTCTTCAGTATATGTAGGTGTTGGTTCAGGAATAACTATGTCAACTCTAGCCATGTAACGCTGCTCCTTTATCAGATGAACTAGGAACTGAAGATGGAGCTGATGTTGTTCTTGATCCTATCGTACCTCTCGCTATATCTTGTGGTGTAGGTTGCATACCTGGTCTTAAATCAACAGTCTGAATGTTACCTTGATTGTCATTTCTTATATTTCTCTCTATAGCTTTTTGGGTTCTCTTATTTCTTAAAATATTTGCGATACCACCAGCTGCTTCCGAAAGTGCTGAAACAGCAGTCAATGGAGCAAAAACATTTGATACTCCTAGTAAACTTCCTAACGCATTCATACCTAATTGATTAATTCCTAATTTTTGACCAGCGTATTTTAAAGCTTGGTTCTTAATTACATTAGATGCTAAATCTCTTAAAGGAGGTAGGTTAGTCCCACCTGTAAATTGAGATTCTAATAAAGGAGCTATACCTTCTGGTTGTATATCTCCAGGCACAAATTCATTTACTAAATCTGGTTCCATTATCCTCTCATTCCATCAAGTTGTACGTCAGCCCTAAAAGTTCCAAAACGCCAATTTTCATCTGTACTAGTATTAGCAATTTTTAAACTAGCAAATCTAGCCCTAGCTCTAGTGTCTACTTTTTTTGTTGATCCAGTAACCGTAAAAGGTCCAAGTGGGGACGATGCTTCTGTATCACTAGGAAAATCTCTAAGCAAAATAGTTACCTGAGCATTACCTTGAATAGTTTTAAAATCAGGTACAAATCTTCTCATACTCATGAAAAACTCAGCATTAGTGCCGTCAGGGTTTAAGCTAAAATCTCCTGATTCAATAAAAGCAGGTATCGCAGTTTTATTACCTGCTGTATCTACTTGGTCAACCCCAGTTTCTTGAGCATAGTAAGTTGTAGCTCCGTTGATATTTGTTATGCCTTGAATAGTAGGAAATGTAGGCACTGCTGTTGAAGTGAACTCAGTTGCATATGGAACAGCATATAAATTAGCGTCTACCCAAGTAGTTCTTGATAAAGATCCTGTAACCCAAGTTCTATCTTGATAGTTAAAACAAACATATCTATCGTTAAATGTTGATCCTGCTTTTGGGTAGTACCAACAAATTTCTTCATAAAGATGATTTAATCCAGCGTAAACGGATTCACCACTTGCATAGTTTACTCCTAGATTATCTCCATTTTTTGTAGTGAAGACAAAATCCTCAACCGCACAAGGCAATGATTTTACTGTACCATCAAATACAAAAAAACCTCCAGACTCACCCATCCAATACACTGCACCATTTACATACTTCATAGCATGTTGACCAATACAGCCACAATTAGAACCTACTTGCCTTATAGAAAAAGTAAAAGGTGGCCCTACAAATTGCATTACATATGCAGCGTTATCAGTTAAAATTAAAGTATAATCTTTACCTTGAACAGCACCTACAATTTTGGTTCCTTGGTCAACTCTAAATGTTCCAGCAGTGTTTACAGATGTAGGTGTATAGTCACTTATATTTTCTTGATCAGAAAATCTTATAAAAAGTTTATCTTGTGTTGAGGAGTCTCCTACTGTTGTTTCAGTTCCCAACATAATTAAATGTCTATCTCTGTCTGATACTAAAGACATAACAGATTTTGTAGGGGCGTTCGAGATTATTGTAGCTCTTGTGTTGAGAGCATTTGAATTAGCATTTATTGGATTCCAAGAAAAAGACTTACCATTCTTAATTGTAGCAATAAGCTGTTGTCCAAAGTTATCTAAAGACCAAGAAGCAGGATCTACTGTTAGTGATTGAGATAATGATTCAATACCCCATCCAGTAAATACTTCTACTCCTGCACCACTAGAATGCGCAGATCTTGTTCCCGCTGCAGCTCTTGTTATTCCAGTAAGATCGTTTGATGAAATTCCTGTGTATGAAATAAATTCTGCTCCTACCTTTATTGTGCCAGTTGATGGAAATCCAGTAGTAGATGTAAGCGTAACAGAAGTTCCAGATCCTCCCGTTCCTGCGGTGTCATCCAAGAGTGCTCCATTTAATGTACTAAAAACTTGTTGACCACCACCCCACAGACCTGTACCCCAACCAAATCCAAAAGTTGAACCTAGGGCTCCTGGCTTTATGTAAGGTGTAACTGTAGCAGATCCAGATCCGTTGACCGTTGTCCCTGCTGCGCTTGCCATTGTAATTGTAAAAGTATCACTGCCTGGCGAAGTAATTACTTGAAAGGGATTTGTTGTAAAATCTGCTGCAGAATATCCTGCTCCTGTAGGTGGTGTTACAGAACTAAATAAAAAAATATCTCCAGGTTCTAAACCATGTGCAGGTTTGTTCACGGTAACTGTTGCTGAGGTATTTACAGTATCAAATGTGCATCCTGTTAACGCTGTGCCTAAAGGTGTGATATCAAAAAAAGCTCCTTCATAATAAATGATTAATACTTTGTTTGTTCCTATAGCAGCATATTTTCTACCGTCTAAATCAGCCCAAACAAATTGTTCTTTTGCTGCTCCTACAATTGTGCTTTCTAGTATTTGTTCCCACCCACCTATTTTTTCAGGTAATCCATATCTAAATCTTACAAAGTCACCATCAGTCCATTTACCTTCTGCACCAGTTTGTGTGACTTGTTTGTTAAATCCAGGGGCTATATCTACTTTTGTTAAGGGCATGCAATATTATACCATTTATTTTATTTAGTGTTAACTACCCGTATAAATGCCTTAAATACTGCATCTGTACATGTATAATTATTTATTTTGAAATTAGAATCAAAAGTAAAAATTTTATTTTGTTCTGGATAAATATCATCTAAACCAAAAAATTTTATATACCCATTATTAGTGTTTAAAAAATATAGTGATGTAATATTATTTTTTATTTCTAATGGACCATCTACATCTTTAAATATCTTTTCATGTTCTGCTGTCGGTGGTACCACATACAAAATCATTGCTTCTAACTTTTTAATATCTTGTACTAATGGTTTTACAATATGAAAGAAAGGACTAACAATTTTTTCGTGATAAAATATATGATACATAAAAAGTTTTTGTGTGCTCGTATTTAAATTATACTGAATATTGTTTAGAAGGTCTTCTATTCTAAGAAAATTATAATTGTCTAAGAAATTATTTTGTATGTTTATCATTTTGAGTTTTTACTTCAGTATCCATTGTTTCAATAATTTTATCTTCTTCAGGTAATAACTCATTCAGCTCTACAACAATTTTAATTAAATTGTTCCCAAAATGTCTTAAAGAGGTACTGTTCATATGTAACTTTTGTTTGTCTTTTATTACAGATACTTCCTCATCTGTAAATTTCAAATCACATGAACCATCCTCATATTGTATAAACTTCATATTACAACCAAGTAGTTTTTTTCCATATTTTATCTTTGTAAAATTTTCTAAGTATCAACTCAAAAGAAAAAACAGTTTTAACAAGTTCTTTATTTTCTGAAATTTTCATTTTCCACGCATCTCTTTTGAAAGGTATGACTTGAACATAAGGTGTGCCTTTTTTTATTGTGGTATCTAGAACAGGATATTTATCACCATTAATACAAAATGGAAAATTAATCTCAACTGGATGTCTGTCTGTTTCTACAATACCAGAAAATATTTCAAATCTATCATCTCTATTATTTAAAGGAGGAATAAATAAACATGAATATCCCCTTGGTGTTTTTATCTTCCATGGATTTTTAATTTTATAAATTGGAAAATTTAAATTTTTTTTAACAAAAGGTGAGTTTGCAATTTGCGATATACTATGTGAGTCACCTTGATAATTTAAATTAGCAGTTTGTGTAAGATTTTGATTTACACCCATATTAAACCTAGTTTCTCTTTCACCTTCTTCATTTTTCTTATTGTGTTTTATTTCAATATCCATTGGGACTTTTAGTATGTATCCTGAAGTTAAAGTTTCAAGAAATGGCATGCATTTTTTTACAGTCATGTCATCATCTGAAGCAGATAATTTTTTAAACCATGAAGGTAAATTTGTTTTTGTTGGGGCTGGTAAATCCTCTTTTAAATCAAGATAATTTTTAGGAGCACTAAATTCTATCGTGTTATATAACATTCAGGATGTTATATTTTATTTCGTAGGCAATTCCAATAGATTTTTAAAAGTGACTCCATTGTCTGAACAATACTCTTCCCAAGATTTATTAAGTGGAAATGTCATTGATTCTACATCTACGTTGTTGCAGTAATCTCTATAAGCTTGCCACTCAGATGTTTTAGAATGACTTGGAAATTCTACTAACCAATCATCTATTTGTTTCATAACAAATGTAAGATAATCTGCTAAAATTTCTTTGGTATCTCTATCTTCTACAGGCACTGGACTAGAACCATGTTCATCCCACCATGTAAAATTAGTTCCATCGTAAGACTCTATTGAATAACTTCTTTTTTTTATTTTATTAAAGTCTTCATCACTTACTGTTACAATATCCGAAATATCGCCTGAAGGATAAAATTGTAAATCACTATCATTTTCACAAATTTTTTCCAAACTTTGTTGGTTTTTTACTTGATCTTTATTAAAAATAAAACTTGCCATATTTACTCCAATATTACTATTCTTCCACCACCGCCTGATTGACCCCCTTGAGTCATTTGTTGTCCACTTCCACCTTGTCCACCATTTATAATTCCAAAATTAGTAGATCCTGGAGAACCCATGGATAGAGTTGGACTTTGAGCACTTCCAGAGTTTCCGTTATTTCCGTTTTGGTTTTGTCCACCGTTTCCACCGTTTCCACCTGTTGATGTTGCAGTGCCTCCATTGTAAGCTAAAGTTGTAGATCCACCTGCATTACCTGCGGAACCCCATCCATAACTATTGTTGTATGGGCCACCATTTCCTGCAGCTCCTGTCGAGTAGGCATATCCAGTTGATCCTTGCACGGGAAGATTCCAGTAACCATATCCTCCTGATCCACCATTTCCTCCTGGTCGGTAATTATTGGAGCCACCTCCGCCTCCGCCTCCTCCTCCAGCCATGAGGAATGCGCCCATGAAACTAGAGCCAGCTTGAGTTGTATAAGTTCCTGATCCACTTGTAGTTGATAATCTATAGAGGGTTTGACTTCCACCCGACCCCGAAGCAGCTGATGTAATTCTTCCTTGAGCATCAACAGTAATATCCGCAGTTGTGTAAGATCCCGCACTTACCGCAGTGTTTGCAAGTTTATCTGCAGTAACAGCATCGTCAGCTATCATGTCAGTTGCAACTTGAACCTCTCCAACTTCACCAGCAGATGCTGCACCGATTACTCTGTTTGCAGTAGTGGTATCTTGAATTTTTGCGTAAGTAACAGCATCATCCGCTATTTGGGCAGTAGCTATTGTGCCTGTTATGTTTGCAGCAGCAACTGTTCCACCTAGAGTGTCTAATGAAATTTCTTTTAAGTTTGTTCCATCAGAATAAGCTGCGTAAATTTTTGCTTGATCTAAAGTAAATCCTGATCCTGATGCAGTTTTAATTGTAAGGTTAGCTGGATTTGTTAAACCCGTTGCATCAAAGATGTAAAATTTTTCAATTGAATCTGGTATAGTACAAACTGTGCTCGCTGCAATTGTTGCAGTTGCAAATTTGATTACCATGTTTCTTGCGTTTGAAGCAGCACCATCACTCATTACAAGAGCAAGAGTACCACCGCTTGATAAAGTTACTTGTTCAAATCCTGCTACAGCCTGTTGAATTAAGTTTAAGTTTGTGTTTGTTTTATCACCCCATGTACCAGCGTTTTCACCGGTTACCATAAGTTCTAATTTAAGATCACTTGAATAACTAGATGCCATAAAAAATTCTCCTTAATAATTTGTATTTTACATTAATCAAGCAGCCAAATCAACTACCGTCCAAGAATTAGATACTCCTAAATCTATTTCTGCCCAAGCAGTTATTAGAGGGCTTCCCACAGAAGCCGTCATTTGTATGCCTGAAACGTCTATTCCTGCCCCACCTACAACAGTAACAGATCCTACAGCACCTGTCATTGAAGACCCTGTTACAGGGTAAACATTAGCTTGTTCTTCTTCCCCAATGGACATTGTAATTGTTTGTCCTGTGACTGTCTCTATCGTGGTTTGTTCTAGAGCTATAGTGCCTATGCTCATAGTTGCTTGTATACCTGTAACATCTGCAACAAATTTAGGCTCAGGTACTACTTGACCTATTGATCCAGATAATGAATTTCCTGAAGGAGATACGTTAGCGTCTGCCGTATTCGTTACACTTCCGATTGTGAGATCTAATTGATCTTCTGCTGCGTTTACAACAACTCCAAAATCACCAACTAAAGAAATTAAACCAAGTGTAGATGTTAAAGATTGGCCTGTTACTGATACTGTAACATCTGTAAATCCAACTTCTTCTCCCATGGAGGTTGTCAAACTTTGTCCTGTAACTGCAACTGAATAAGCTACACCCCATGCAAATTCACCCCAACCTGCTCTTCCCCATCCAGCACCTGTAAGTGAGGATTCATCAATTGTAACTGATCCAATACTTGAAGACATAGAGGATCCAGTTGTAAGCGCACCTATTCCAGATGTGACTTGACCAACTGACATAGATTGTGAAATTCCTGTAAGTGTTACTAATGCAGAAGTTCCTCCAATAGAAGTTCCTTGTGATGAAGATAACTGTATACCACTTGGTGATACATCAGCATTTCCTGTGACTGATTGTAAAGTACCGATGCTTGAAGAGGATGAAATACCTGTTACTGATACATCAATGTGACCTTGATCACCCCAAACACCTGATCCCCAAGATAATCCTCCCCATACGTTTGATTCAATATCAAATATACCACCCATTCCAATGCCGTGGACATAACATAAATAGTAAAAGTCTGCAGATGATGCAGGAGTTATTTCAACATAACGTGTTGTTGCAGCGTTGAAAGTTGTGGTGTTAGTATAGTTCGCTTGATTGCTTGAACCATCAAGGTAGTAAGTAACTCCAGTTGATATTATACCAGAGGTGTTTGTGTTTGTAGAAAAAATTAATGGATGGTTGTCGTTAGTGCCATCACTCTGATCAAATCTAAGTGTTCCACCCTCAACCCAAGTTACAGTTCCAGGGCCTGTAGAATTTCTAACGCCATCTAAATAAAAAACGTTGCCGGTGCCACCGCCATACGAGTTTCCTGAAGCTACGGTTACTGTATAAGTAAGTTCTGCCATAGCTTCAGGACCTTAAATTATGCTAATCTCAATATAGCTGCTGAAGTTGTGAAAGCTGGAAACTGAATTGTAAATGTTCCAGAAGTTGCAGTCTTGTCACCACCAAAATCTAACACACAAACAGCGTCAGTAGTGTTTGATCCACCATCAGTTGTTGTGTTGTAGATTAAAGCACCTCTTGCAGTAAGAGTTACGTTTTGAAAAGATAAATCAGCAAAATCTGTAATAGCCACAGATGATGAAACTTTTACACCTTGGTTTACCAAAGCTTTTCCACCCGCTGAGTAGTTAGATGAAGTCACTTCTGTGTTAGCTCCACCACCAGGATTTGTAGAATAGTTTGTAGTTGATTTACCTAAAGTTGCTGAGCTTGTGTACATCGCTAACTTATAAGTGTCAGATGATGTATCAAAGTCATGCTTTCCTTGTAGTAATTCTTTTTTAAAAGAATCACATATTGCGTTTGTTGTTATTGCCATAATGGCCTCCTTATTAATTTGTGTTTGGAGTAGGACTTTGGACCTTTATTCTAGGAACTCCATCATCATACTCAGCTCGTCTTCTTCTACCCATTTGTTGTAGGGCAAAATTCTGTACTTCTTCATTGTACTTGCTTTCATAGAGCTTGTACATATCCATAGGACCTTTTAAAAATCTAAAACACTCTGTAAGTACACCATGTAATAACATGGATTCTTGATATTTAGCTAAATAGGTTTGGTTAGTTGAAGTAAATTCAGGTGGATCTTTAATGTAATTTATTTGTACTGTATCAGCCACAGATGGTGTAGGTGCTACTATAATATTAAACTCATCCCAATTTGCATAATACTTAGGTTGTCCTTGTGTGCCTGTACCATTGAATTCTGATATAAAACTCGTATCTCTTTTTTCTAAAAAAGTTCTGTTTCCGCTAGAATCTAAATGTTCAACAGATCTTAGAACTAACACATCTGATGGCATAGCCACAGCTCTGTTTGCTGCAGTAAAAGTAGAAGTTGCATACTTACGTAAATCATCATAATCAACTTTACCTGCAACGTCTAACTCAACATTTCTTATAAATTGCTGTACCTGAGAATCTGATAATACAGTGCTACTTACCTCTGTATAATTTCTAACTTGTGTTAAAAAATCTGCATGTGTGATTGCCATTATGAAATACTTACCTCCACTTGTCCTATGTTAGAAAGAAGTTCTCTTCTTCTATTTTGTAATGAAGGATCTTCAGGTATCATACTATGTATGACTGAAGTCTCTTGAACGCCATTAATAGTTCTTGTAATTTCAAAGTCTTGTGTTTTAAAAGCAAAGTCTCCCGGTAATGCTAAATTTGCAACTCCCACTGAAGCTCCTCCAGAATTAGTAATCGTAACATCGCTTGTATTAGTATTTATGAAAGGTTGTATTGGTTGTTGAAACTTCATGTTTCTAGAATTTTGTAAAGCTATCGCATCAGCAGTTGTGTGCTTTCTTCTAATTTGTGGATGCTTAGGCTCAAATTCAGAAATGTGTACAAGTGAACCATTCCATTCTTTAACCATTTCAGTGTATGGAAAAGCCATTCCTGATCTGTCAGATATTGATTGTGATCTTTTACCTGTTGCGTATTTTGCCATATTAAATTCCTTGTGGGTAGAAAGATTGAGGAGTTATAAAAGTAGAAGCTCTTTGACCATCTTCATCTAACGCTCTTTTTAAATCATCTTCATAAATTAATTTATTTTGTTGTACAAGTTGTGGAGCATTTTTTATAGAAAGATAATATGCTAATCCTGCAACCATGCATGGTAAAAATCTAAAAACAACATCTGCTTTTTTGTGATAAGCACCTGCATCTTGTATTCTATTTATTGTGTAAAATTTTAATGTTGTATAAGTATTTAAATCTGGTGCTTGATATAAAAATATTTGAGGTGTTGTTTGTCTATCAACGTAATATTGAGATGGTTGTCCTATAGCTAATTTATTTGGTAATGCTGAATAAGCAGATCTGTCAATTTTTGTTAATGCAACGTCTTGTGTATTTGCATTGTCTGAAGCTGCAGCTGTTGATGATATATAAGCTTCTAAGACATCACTCACGCTTTCATTTACAGCATATTGTGCAGTTCCTGAAACCAACGCCACTTCATTTAAAGAAACTTTCCAAAGATGAATACCTCTGTTAGCCCATTCTGCAAATAATAAATTAAGACTTATCCTTGCCGATTTTAAACTGTGACCACTAGTTGTAGTCATGCCACATCTTTCGTATGCTTCTTGTATTATTTCTTCTATTGAAAGGTCAAAACTAGTAGTCCCTGAAGTTGCCATTATTATCCTTTTTACGGTTGTACAATTTCTTGGATTGTACCACTTTTTGACTAAACTTTGAAGACCTTAGACTTTTTGCTATATAATTTGGCAAGGACACGTTTTTTCTTCTTTTTTTCATCTCTTGCGCCTCTCAATTTACCTTCAACCTGTTTTCTAATTTGACTTCTGCCTATTGCCATAATTGTCCAAAATAATTAAAATTTATAACATATCTCTTATGAACATCTGTTTGATAAATTACTTTATGTTCAGTGTTCTGTGGAAATAATAACATTCTATTTTCTATGCTGTCAACAAATACATCACCATCTTTTGTTCTTAAAACAGTTTTTGAATTACAGTTTGTAAGATATAAAATACCTGTAGTTGCAGCCGGATTATCTCCATCAGTGTGCCATCCACATTCGATTGAATCTTTATCCCTTACAACAAGATTAGCTCTTATTTGCTGACAAGCATCTGCTTTTAATTTTACTAATACAGGAACCATCAAATCATAAAATTTTTCATGATCAGGGTGTCCATGATTATAAAAACAAAATTGAAAAAAACCATTTTTGTTTTTAGTATAGTTATCTGTATCATTCCCTTTTAAATACCAAGAGGCTTTATCAGACTTTAAAAAAACAGATATTTTTTTATACAATTCTGGTTGTAAATAATTGTCAATAATTTTCACAAAATATATTTATACTAAATCTACTGCTTTTCCAATAATTGGTTTATATTTTGTTTTACCTTCTGATTTATACGCGTGCAAGAATTGTTTTCTTGGTTGATCAGGTGTGTAGCTGCAATGTATCCATCCACTGTTCGGCTCACCAGGAGTGTAAAACTCAAGTATGAGCTGGTCATAGTCTAGGTTCTGGTTGATCCAATCAGCCAATTCTGCATTATCTGTGCCCATACATTCAAAGTCTGCGGCCTCGGCCTTGGCATGTTGTGAATTTACAGAGCTACCTATTTTGATACACAGCTGTTCGCTACGAAAACCGCTTGTCACCTTGACCCTGCCAAAGTGATCACGTACCGGCTGTAAAATATTTTCACAAAGTGCTTTCAGTTTTTCTATTTGACCTGAGTTTGGATTGTTGTTGATATCCAAACGGATTGCAGTGTCTGATTTTATAAGCTCTTGCAAACTAAAATTTCTTGTCAATTCCATAATTACTCCAATATTAAAGCTTTGATATATTTTCTTCCCTGGTACAACTCTATTTTTGCTTTACCTTTATAGCATTTGTAGGTTACTGTTTCAGAATACTCCCTCTCCGCGTGGCGTTTCCCGCGAAGGCAATGTGCCATGTTTTTTTGCACAAGGTGTTCCTTGATTTCTCCGTTTACGAACATCAATAGGGCCACTATAGACTCAATCATATTTCCTCACAAATATTAATATTGATAATACAATAATTGAAACTA